CTGTTGAGTATACGAATTTTCTATTTGTCTCTCCTTCGCTTGCGTTTTCATCGAATACCTTGACTTTGTATGGTGGAGTTATCTCCTTGTTTGTCGCATATGATGTGAGGGTCTTGTTATGTGGAAGTATCCTATTTCCTATCATATCTGCTCTATCATTAGATATCGAAGTTCCACATGGCCCTTTTCTAATCTCAGTGAAGATAGCAGATGCAACGACATCAGATGTAGCACTACCAGTTCCGTTCTGCTCTGCCTCTACGAATGTCGCTTTCAACTTTGGATTCACAGATACATCCTTGAATGCCTTTCCAGTGGAAAACTCAGTAGTCATACTGGCATAGGCTTCATTGGCATCATCTTCGTTAACCTCTATTGACAGAGGATAAACCATAGTACCGTTTGCCTTTGCCATCTTAATCACCAAACGTATAGTACAACAGTGTATCACTGAAGTTAGGAGTTAGAGTCGTGATAGATGCACAGGGATTAGCAGATTTGTGAAACGCTATTTCATACAACTCTCCCATGAATTGAGTGGCCTTTCGATTTGCTGCGTTAAGACTGCCATCTTGACCGATATAACAATCACTAGTTCCTAGTCTGAACTTGCCTATGTTCACCTTCACCCTTTTCACAGGTTGATTGTTTAGATAGAAGGTAAGGGTGTTCTTATTGAAAGAGATACCCACCTTCGCTATCTGCTCAAGATACAATGCCTCTCTCTGCTGGTCTCTGTATATGGTGGATGTGACTGTTGTAGCAGGGTCTGCTGCAAGAGTTATAGAATTACCACTGACACTAGAAACAGTTCCTATCAATGTACCAGCGTTATCGTATATGCTATTACCAGCACCAATGCCATCTGCTTCTCCTGAACCAACAGTTATCGTTCTGATATTCGTGCTGAATGCCCCTAACGTTAGTCCTGAACTTATTCCTGTACTGCTGATTGCTTGGTCTCCTGCTGACGCTGCTACAATAGTAACGGTGCTTCCAACTCTAGATACTGTGAGAGTGCCGTTATGACCTGAAGAACCTGCGATAACTGCTCTTAGATTATCAGCAGTAGTTGCAGTATCACCTACGACATTCGTGAAGAAAACAACATCGTTACTTCCCTCTGTTGCAGTAGAGCCATTGCTCTCACTGTTAGCACCCTTCGTTGGTTTGTATTTCTTGATTGTGCCACTACTGTCTTCCAATGTAATGAATGCAGTGGGGGTAACTGCGGGTGTTGATGCTACGAAGTTATCAAACGGATTAGAGCCAATCGTCACGATGCTATCACTGGTATACTCTGTTGTCCTAGCAAAGACCTGATTGTTTTGATTCGTAGTCACAGCGTTTGGTGATGTGAGTGTTATGACATTACTATTGTGTGTTGCATTCGTATCTGAAAAGCCTGTCAGATTACCAAAACCGTTGGCATGTCTTATTGCAAGTTTCAAAGCATTGGCACAGCCAGCAAGAGTGGATGCTTTATGCACTCTTACAACGCTTGTACCATCCTGTGTTGTTCCTACGCTGTTAGCAGTAGCATTGGCACTTGGTACAAATTTGAATCTCTTCGTTGTTAGAGTTCCTGACTGATTAGCCAATGTGATTGTGAGATACTCATTTATGTTGCTACCAGTAACTGCCGCAGCACCACCTGAGAAGGTACTGATGGACATTTTGTTACCTGAGTCAAGTGAACCTCCTTCAAATGGCCCTACTCCACTACTAGTGCCATTATGGTTTCCAGCAGTTCCAGCAGTATCCTTTGTTAAAGTGATAGAGGTTGCAGGACTTCCTGCATATACAGCAGTACAGTTCATACCTGCATTTGTGGAATTTATTGCTGCTGCCAACTCACTAAGAAAGGCCGTGTTCGCTGTTTCTGATGTTGCAACGGCAATGTCATCATTGTTATACCCATAGTCATTCCCAACAGTTTGACCACCACCCTCTGCTTGAAAGCCACTAGTTGACCTTATTCTATCACCAGTGCTGACACCGGGAAAGTCAGAGGTATCCATGAAGAAGAATCTTTTCTTATCCCCGGTTCCTCCACCATTGCTATTGCGAATCGTTACTGCAATAGCGTCTGTTGCAGATGTGGTATTAGTTACCAAGAAAGGAGAAAAACCACTACTAATGGTGATTGTCGAAGTAGCCTGAACAGCAGCAGTAGTAGTTGTATCCAAAGCACCATTGCTAGTAGTGGGTAGAGTAGCAACGGTTATTGTAGCAGTACCCAATGTTGCTGGAACAGCAGCAGTATTAGTGAAACTATCCAAGTTACCCGTTATTTCTGCTGTTGCGGTTGGTAGAGAGCCTGTTGCACTTGATGCTATCTTAGTCTTATCTGTGGTGATACCATTGTAGAAACCATCAGCATCATAGTATCCAGTTAGAGATTTCTTAGAGGTAAAAACAGCAGCATCTGTATCAATTGTGTGTGTTATCGGTGTTCCAACAGAATCTGTTATCTCCACTACCATCTTGTACTCTGCGGGTTGATTGAAGTTAGAAGATGTGGTATTCTGCAAGTAGAACTTTAGATACGAGTTAGAGAAAAGCATCATCTTGTGTGTGCTTCTACCTGCTCCGAAATAACTGACACTCTCATAGTTGGATGTCGTATCTTCTTGGTCGTCTAGTGATAGGTTCGGACTAGGGGGAGTCTTGGTGCTATCGAGCCTTCCTTGTCCTGATGTTCTATGACCAATCCCATTCACATCATAAGGGGTGATTATGGCTTCAATGCTGAATGGGCCTCCATAGTCCCAAAGAGGATGCTTTGACGTATCTATCGTATTACTACCAACCAAGTCATTACTGTTGTAGTCATCATACTCTATCTTTAGATGCCCATCGCATAATACAGGAAATACCAATGCCCTTGTATCTCCTACATGTGTGCTTGTTGCCATTCTTTCACCTACAAGTTGTTGATTGGATTCTCTGCGAGAACCTTAGCAACTTCAAACTCTAAGGTGAATTGTACGCTGTTAGGCTGCTCTCCTGAAAAAGTAGTATTGAAAGAACGAATGAATCCGAACATTCCCGGTAATTCATCTGCCTCTGATATATCTGTAAAGGAACTGGCTGATACTTCATCAATCAAATCTGAGATACCAGTATTCGACTCTATGAAATCATTAGTGGCTCTCTTGAATCTCTCATCGTATCTCCTGTTGTCAAACGTGAATGGTATCAACGGCAGTTCATCCATGTCCAGTGTTTCAGAGCCTTCAGGTGCGCTAGGATTACCGGGATTATGACTCGTATGATACTCAAAGTTAGTATCAATTCTACTAGGAATCAATATGATTATCTTATTCATAGACTGGTCATCTTGTGCGGCACTGCTATCTACATAGGAGTGTATCAATTGTGCCATCTCAAATGGTGTGAGTATCCTGTCCTTTGCTGAATTACTATTTTCCCCTGTGTCTTTGGAAACTCTCTGATTTAGTAGTATACCATTCAGAGATACGTTCTTGCTCGCTATACCCATATCGAAGGCTAGTGTCTCAGACTTTCCTGTTGCTATTGAACCGAATGGAATAGGAAGTGTGGGAACAGTCTTCTGAGTTCCAATCGATATCTCATTGACGAATAGGGGTATTCTATTCATTGCCCTATCGCCACCAATCTCTTGCCTTCTTTGTAGTTCCAACCAAACCCGAAAGTTAGTCGCTGTGTATGCTTCGCTCGTTGCCATTAGAATTTCACCACCGATGTTGATGTCCTATTCATTCTTGAGTTTATTTCTCTCGCTACCTTGTTTGCGATGTCTCGTATCTCAGTATCAGAAGCACCGACTCTTCCTGTTACTTGCACTGTTATGTGGTTAGTGACCGAAGAGGCCATTGCCTTTGATGCTGAGTTAGAATGTACTTGCGCTCCTCTTGGTAGTTGCACTAGTTCAGGCCCACGCTCACCAACAACAGCAAGACCGCTTTGACTTATCCTTCCGCCTTCTGCTAACCCAATGAAGTTCCTAGCACTACTTACCGCTCCTCCGACTTTATCCTTGACCTTGCCGCCAACATCAGTTACTTCCTTTAACTTATCACCGATACCATCAACGATACCAGTAATTAGGTCGGATACGAAAGTGCTGACTGAATTCCAAATGTCCGAGAGGAAGTTCTTCACATCACTTAGGAAACCAGTTATCTTATCTGCGTGTGGAGCAATCCTCTCTGCTAGTTTGCCAAGCAGGAATATTCCGAATGCGATTAATGCTAGAGCAAAACCACCACTAAAGAAGGCAACAAGGAACAATATTCCGGCAAGCAACTTGAAAATAACACCAGTGACTCTCAACGATGCTGCTAATACTGCTGCTTTGACATTACCAGCGAACTCGTCAAGAGCCTCTGTCTTCAATCTTGTATAGAGTTCTGAGAGGTATGTTCCTATGCCAGCAAGCACCGCACCTAATGTGGCGACTAGTAAACCACCTAGTATCTTGAGACCTGCAAGCAATAAATTACCCACACCCGTAAATATTCCCATTACATCAGTGTTTTGAAAGGCAGTAAATATCTCTTGAAGAGCCGCTTTAGCCTCTCCTACGCCTTCTGATACAATCGCCATACCTATTGAGAAGACCTCTTTTATTTTTGCAAACCCTGCTGCTAGTTCCTCCTTTGTCTCTTCAAATACACCCCTCAAGATAGTCAAACCCAACATCAGGATTAACAGATATCCTGCTGCCATTGCCATGAATCTGACAATCTTGAGTATCCCTCCTCCTAATCTAACCATCTGCTTTGCTATATTGGTGAGTGGCGTAGCAGCGAACTTGAAGAAGCCAGCAGTTTTTCGTAGCAGTTTCTTTCTCGTTCTTCTGCTTTCCTCTGCCAACATTACCAGTTCGTTGAACTCCTTTATCTGCTCTTCACTAGCAAACTTGTTTCCTATCTTTCCGGGTGTCTTCCCCTCTTTGTGTCGCACGTTATCTTTGTCACTCTCACTGCGACCCATTGCCTCAAATCTCGCAGCAATCTCCTCTTCGCTGAGTCCAAAGAATCCCTCCTTAGCCTCAGTAGCAGCCTCTGCGATATTGCTTAGTTTAGTGTTGGCGATTCCCTTTGTGCTACCAAAGACACTCTTCATCTTTTTCTCTAATCCAGTAATAATCTTAAATGTCAATGAATTAGTAATCAATCCTTCTTTTCTTCTTCTTGCTGTTTTCGTAGCAATCTTTTCCAGTTTCTCCATGTCCTTAGTTTGTCTATTCATCAACTGGCCCATTTCCTTGAGGGCTTTGTTGGAGTCCTGATATTGAAACAGAAGTCCACCGAATATCTGAGATTGGCCTTTCAAAGCCTCAATTGCGTCTTCTCTTGCTTTACCAGTGCTTTTCTCTGCTTTCTCTATGTTTGCTTGTATCGCTTGTATCTCTTCGGACTGCTCTGCAATCTCTGCATAGACCTTTAGTTGCTTTACTTCCTCTAGTCTTCTTCTCTCTGTCGAACTAGCCATCTCGTTGAGTAGTATGACAGTAGCCTTGATTCTGTTCTGTACTCTCCAAAGACCTGTTCCTGAAATAAATCGGGAGAATACCTCCCAATTCTTTGAACCCATTATTGCATTTGTTTTGCTTAGTGTTGCTTGGAGACTTCGCATGTTCTTTGCGCCATCGATAATGGCTCGGTCAATACCCTGAAACTCCTCACGGATATTCTGAATATCATCCTCTATTCCAGCCATCACCAATCACTTCTTTGTACCTTTTTCCATTGCCTCCGATTCCAGTCTCTTTATCTCTCCATGTATCTCCAACATTTCCTTAATTACCGTCACTGGTGTATCATAAGCCTCCAAAGGGTTGATTGAGAAAGCAGTGCAGTAAGTGTATAGCATAATCTTCATTGCCACCTCACTGCTTACGCTTCCACCTTTCAGACCTCTTCGGATTAGTTTTCGTTTCCCGTATCATCCCCCATAACATCCGTAAACGGATTTGGGAGAATGTCTTTTAGTTGTGAACCAATATAGGGATTGAGTCTAATTAAGTCAGTAGTAGATAGTTGAGGTTCTGTCTTCTCTACGAAGTTCTCAACCATGTATCTATACATCTTGTTCAGATTGATGCCCATTGTCTGACCTTGTGCATCCATATCCATAACAGACGACAACGCCTGTTCTACCTGTAGCCAAGTTGGCTCTTTAATCCAAACTTGTAGGTACTCATCAGAATCAGGGGCTACCCTAATCTGATGGCATTCGGTTGCTGTTCTTGCGAACAGCCTAGTCTTATCGCTTACAATTTTTCTTTCTGTCATTTTTCTTTCCACCTAACTAATATACCAACAAACAAACGTGTTGGTGGAATCGAAAAAAAGGATAGCGTTACCTAACTTGGTCACGCCTCCTAATTACCTGTTGCACTACCGCCAAGAGTCATGATTGCCCACTTACCCTTGTAAGTAGCAGTCGTCAGAGTCCTTGCTGTTATAGATGCCTCTACTTCTACTGGCCCTTTGTCTTCAGGGAAAGGCACTGTAACTGAGTTGATTAGATAATCAGCGAGTTGAATGTCTATCTCTTCACCTGAGTCTTTAGTGAACTTCAATCTCAAAGCACCAGTTGATTCGTTGTCGTTTCTCAATTCATCCCACAGTTTCGTATCTGTTATGAGCATGGTTAGAGTCAATTCGTATGTTCTCTGTCCGGGTAGATGTGCAGATACAATCTCTCTGTTGTAGTTACCAATGAACCTCTGTGGGAGTATGTTATTGTTGATGACAAGAGAGCCACCTTTCACCCTAGCCAATGATTGACCAAATAGTGTTATTGTTCCATCAGAGAAAAGGAATGGGTAGTTGTCTGTTAGAGTAGAACTGTAATTGACGAAGCCTCTTCCGCCATCAGTGTTGTCTAGGGCAGTTAGGGAAGCGTTACCACCGAGAGGCAAGTATCCATCAGGAGCATCAAAGGCTCTTCTTGTTACTAAGTCCATTGAACACTTGAGTTCTTGACCCTCTTCAAAATTAAGAGTAAGAGTGTTGACTTGGCAACCTGTGAATATTCTTGAGTACATATTCTCATTTGGCGTGTTGCTGTCTACGACAGTGGTAGCAGTGTGACCCGCCTTTCGATATACAACATCAAGAGCGAAGGATGGTAGAACATCATCATCTGCTTCACTAAAGGTGTAGTTGAACATATCATTTCCTGCAAGGAAGTTGAAGTGTGTCTCTGCTAAGTCTACATTGCTGTTGTTAACTTCAGGGAAGTTGTTAGCATCGACAATCCTCACTATTCTCTCAGTGCTAACATTGAATCCAACACCATTCTGAGAACCAGTGCCAACACCGGATGAACTGCTTCCAGTCATTGCACCTAGAGCAACCTTACCTAGTGCGTAGTACAACCAAGAAGCATTGTTGAGTGAGATATCTAGAGAGCCACCTGATACGGTTTCTGCTCCCTTGTATTGGTAATCGAAGTTCCTACCACCAGCAGCAGCGAGATTCAGTTGCTTCATCTCAACCTCTACGTTTGGTGGGGTAAATGTGTTTACTAGACCTAGCCAGTTATCAGATAGAATAGTTCCAGTGGATGACTTGATTGGCCCATAGGCTGGTGCGCCAAAAGAGAGTATTGTGAACTCTATCGTTCCTGATGAAACAGCACTTCCATTGCTATCGGTTGGAGCAGAGTCTAGAGTGAAGGCAGTTGCAGTGTTAGCAGTGACTGTCCTGTATGTGGTTGCTACGTTTGACTGAGTTGTAATCTTAGCAGTGCAGCCAACATAGAGATTTGGAATTAGTTTGGTAACTGCTTGTTGACCACCACTTGAGATATCCCCACCAGTGTCACCACTAGATGACATAGTGACTGTCAGACCACTGTTGCTCAATACTGCTTGGTCAAAGAAAAGGTCTAGTTCAGGGCATAAACCCACTTGTGCATTTGCTCCTACGAATACTTCATTACTCACCATTTTTCATTCCCTCATGTCGCTCTTGCAAACCGCTTTAGTTCTACTCCAATCTTATATCCCAATAGTCTTTTCCCTCTATCATTAGCCTCATTTCTCGATGTTAATCTTACTAAATCTGCATCTCCCAAAGCCGCCGAACTGCTATCGGCGGGTGTTGCATAGACAGTTGGCCTAAAAGCATTGTTTTCAAAGATGTATCTGACTATCTTGTAGAGAGCCTCTAATCTGTCTCTAGAAAACGTATTACTAGTCATATCTCTTCGATGCAGAACTCTTAGATGAAGAGTGAATGAGAAGTCTTCATTTCTAGCAGCATAATCTATGGTTGGATAGGATGTAGCAGAACTATCCTCAAAGACGATGATAACAGATTCTGAATCTATGTCTACCCTTCTTCCCTCTTGAGGTTCTATCGAGCGTATGTCAATGAACTTAGGAGTGGCATTGTGACTGGCAGATATTGTACCAGCACTGACCAAAGCCGCCGCCGATGATGACCAGTTATCTTGCAGAAGCCTGATGATTAATGTTACTTCATCCATATTTTCATCTTCTCCTGAAGTTCCTTTTCATATGCTTTAGTAAATGCATCTCTAGCGTTTCTCATAACCATCTCATCAGAGAAACTAACATCGAATCCTATGATATCCTCCATGTCTTTCAGAAGTTCATTTCTTTCTTGTTCCTTCTTTAGAATCTCAAGAAACTTCCTTTCTGCACTCATAGTATCACTAATCAATGAAATGTATGATATCCTTCTTTCCATTTAGTATCTTATTAGCCTCTTCAAGAAGTATATCGTGCTTAGTTTTCAGGTCTATGTTAGAGCCTGTCTCAGCAATGAGTATTGAGTTGTCATCATGTCTTATGACCTCGGCTGCAACCAGTTTTGTAGCAGCATCGTGTATCGTAGCAGGTACTCTCTTTTCCCCACTGACATATGTGACACGAACAGAATGCGAATGTAGGAATGGGTAGTTCTTCAAGAAGAATATCTTGCCATCTTTGTCAATTGTCCAATAGTCTCCCAACCTCTTTTGATTTTGATTATCTGTAAACTGAGTTACTGTGCCAACTGTTGATGATATCGTACAAGCAGAACCATCCTCTCCCATCAAGAGTGAGGAAATTACAACTGTGTCTCCCGCTTCACTGTCGGTTGTGGCATAGAAGAAATCAGACACATTCACAGTAGGCGCACCATTTGCAGTGACAGTCTTGGCAGAAGTCTCACCAGTAAACTTCGCAGTCTTGTGTGGAAAGACCTCATTGATTGCATCTGCTATTTGACTAGCAGTTGTCTTTGGGCCATAGTTGTCGAAGAAATCAGTTCCCTTCGTAATATTGAATGTGTATGCTCCTACACCTAGAGCAATAACCCAAGAGCCTCCTGTGGGACTTGATGGAACTTTTATCTTAGCAGAGGCAGATGCCAAGTCAACATACTCAGTTCCCTGCCATACCTCTAGCCTTACAATCTTCTGAACATCAGGTCTTTCTAGTTGAACAAAGCCAATGTAATCCTTGAATCTATTTACTGGATAAGCACCCATCTTGAAAGCCTCAAAGCCATGAAACTCATGATGGTAGATTACTGGTCGGTAAGAATGTCCTACGACATCATCTACTCTCTCCTCTGCTTTCTTGATTAGGTTTCCAACCTCTGCGATAGAAGGAGTAGTAGATGAACTGAATGCTGCTATCTGCAATAACTGTGACACATCACTATGCGTAGTATAGAATCCTCTTCCTTGCGAGTAGTTTGGATTGATATTCGTAAAGTCACTTGGGGAGGATAGTTTTGCCATTTTACTCAACTCCTAAATCTTCGGGTCTTAGCCATGAAGGTCTTAACCCCCTTGACTATATCAGATATACTCTGTGCCTTTTCCTTTTCAGTGATGGCAAAAGCACCTTCTTCCGCTAATCTTAATTCTCCTGTTTTATCAAGAATCATCCCATAAACAGTGATTTCTCTTTTTTCTGACTCACCCTCTTTTAAGTCCGGCAGTGATATTGTTCCTTTCTTAAGCGATTGATATCCATATACAGCGATAACAAACGTCACCTTTCCTACATCTAGGTCTAGGTAGTTTCTAGTGAGTTCAGAAAGAGTTGGCTCTTTTCCTTCACCTACTCCTCTCAATGCCTTGTCCCTATCTCGTACTCTTCTTGCTTTCATGAAGTTAGACTTTTCTAGAATCTCTTTAGCAACTTTATCCACTTGACTATCTTCTAGTCTTATCATACTGGTGAGGAAAGAAGCAGCCTTATCCCTGCCCTTTTGTGTCTTGGCATCAAACTCATTGTTTCCTATTCTATACACGGTAGGAACAACATCTTTCATCTCCTTAACGTATCCTCTCTCTATCTCTATCTTATCGGAAGACATTCCTAGAAGTCTGTCAAATCTAGTTTTATTCAGAGTAACAGTTTCTTCCTTTTCGTTATTGGGGATGAAACGAAGATGCTCACTGTCAAAATCATCGAATCCATCATCTTTCAATAATGCCTTTAGATATGCCTCTAAATTCCATGTGTAAGAGATTCTACCTTTTGTCTTCTCATCACTTTTATCTTCTGTGAGATAGTCTTTGATTTTACTTGCATCAAAGAGGCTTTGGTCTTTATCGATGGTTTCCATGACTTTAGACATCTTACCATTCTTCGCAGTCCCTTCGTATGTCTGACCTAGATAGGCGGGTAACAGCAGTTGCTCAAAAGTCACTTCCTTTTCTTTTATGACTTTAGCCACAGGGCTTGGTTTACCTTTTACTGATTCTAAGTATTTCTCATATGCCTCATCCGAGTCGAAATCACTTCTTTCCTTTGCACCACTGCCAAACAACTCAAACATTGCAGCACCTTTCTTACCGGGCAAGTTGTCATCTATCTGATTGATAGTCTCATATACAGGAAGAGCCAGTGCCTTCTTCACAAGTTTTCCCATGTAATCCTCATACTTTTGAAAATCTTCTTCTGTCTTGAAATCAGAATCAGTAAGTGACATCAATATTCTGAAGTCTCTCTTAACACTATCAGGTGTGAATCTCCTACTTGATTTCATTTGCTTCTGAAGCATCTTAAGAACGAAGGTGCGTAGAATAACAGACGCATCATTTGTTGGTTCAACAGTCGCACTGTTAACGGATGCATCATCTAGGCTGAATGTATCTTTGAGTTCGCTATCATTGCTACTATCGATAGTTAAACTCATACATTAAATTCCACCTATGCCAACCACTTTGCCCAAGCAACCCCTTTACTCAAAGCACCAGCGAGTCCAAGACCACTAGTTGGTGGGGTGTATGATGGTTGACCAGTATTGGGGTCTATCCAATACGGGTTATTGTATTGGTCATATCCAGCAGGTGGAATAGGATATCCTGATTGATTGTTAAAAGCCATCTGCTGTTGCATCATCTGCTGGTTCATTCCTCCCATAGCAGGTGCGCCCTGTATGTTAGTAGGTGTGGCCTGTGGCATTCCTTGCTGTTGCATACCACCCATCTGTGATTCTTGTGATGGTGAAGCAAAGCCTTGTGACTCTAGGTACTGTTGCTTTGCCATTCTTCTCTGCATGATGACTTCCGAGTTAACAGCAGTCGATAGTAGATTCACAATATCCAAGTCTATGTTCTCTTGCGTGATGGTGGTAAACTCCGATAGTGAATCGGGGTGTATTTCCAAGTCACCGTTGGTGTTGGAAACGAATTTCATTTTGACTAGCATCTGACTGACAACTCTAGTCACTACATCTTCCAGCATTTTTTCAAACGCAGTTAGGAATGGTTCTCCATGATACTGAAAGAATTCTTCCACATGATTCTCTTGCAAAGTTAAGAGATTGTTAGTCATTTTAAAGTTGGCTTGCCCCATTGTATTAATTTGGGAAGACAAGGCCGAGTTGCTCGTTCCGAATACACCCATCACTCGCCACCTTCCTGTGCCTCAATCTTAACGCCTTCGGTCAATAAAGATTTAATCTTAGCAGACATGGCAGTATTCTGTATCATCAGAGCATAGAGTTGCTCTTCCTTCGATGAGTTCTCACTAACTGGTGGCTCTACTGTCCATCCTAGAGATGTAAGAGAATTAATATCCTCTTGCTTCAGTTGTGTTATCGGCCCTGACTTTACTAGGTTTACTGGATTCAGACTCCTAGCAGAAGGAATATAAGCACTGAATGAAAGTCCATGTTCCTCTGCTAGTATTTGCTGTTCTAGCATCTCATACTGCATATGTATTGCTGCATGTTTCTCACAGTATGTTCCTCTCATTGGATATCCCTTGCGAACCTTGTGCAGTGGAAGCGGTGGTCTTCTAGTGTCGTCTGCTGTCCAAAACTTCTGTGTTCCACATATCACACATCTATCTTTGTAGTTGTACTTGAAGGAGTAAGGTATCTTGAGAAATGTTTTCTTCTCAGGTTTCAATACCTTCACTATTTCTTTCAACTGTTTCTTTGGTTTCAATGCCTTATACTCATAAGCCATTATTGGCCCTGCTGCTCTTGCAGCAGTCAACCTATCCATGAATGGATTAGGGCCAGCATTCACTGTTGCGTTCGTTGCTCCTATCAAACTAGGGGGGTTAAATTGCATGGACATTTTCTGTTTCTCCTACCAATCTAGGTCTACCCTGCGGTAAGACCTGACTAATCTGACGCATCAGTAGTCTTTTATCATTGTTAATATTCCACGATAAACCATTTCAGAGTCTGACTTAGCACTCACTATGTACTTATGACAAGGTATTCCAGTTTCATTCAACTTCTGCAATCCCGGTCTGAAAGATTCAAAAATAGGATGATTCTCTATTTTTCCATCATAGGGATACTTGTCTTTCCATAAGTCATACTTGTTTGCCCAAAGACCGACAGCCAAGGGATAGTCGTGGTCTTGCTTCTTCTTCTTTCTACCACCAATTGTCCAATATGGATTGCAGATAGTATCAACTAGAAATGTCCAAGATAACTGCTGCTCTATGTCATAGTGCTTGCTTAGATGTCTGTCATCAAACATGAAGATGATGTATTTTACATGCCTTCCTCGCATGTCTCTAACCCATTCTTCCCAATAGACAGTCTGCCCACCTATGTCAGCAGTCTTTACAGTATGAGCATCTCCATCTAGTTTGACGAACTTGCGAGTAGCCCTGTGTCTGCCTACTGTACGTTTCTGTATTTCAGGCACTTCTCCTCTAGTCATCAGTTGTTTATGCAGTGTAGTCTTACCTGCTTGACTTGCACCATAGATGCCGAAATTGATAGCGTGAAGCCGATTATACAACTTGTTCATTGCTTCTACAATCAGTATTGCAAAACCTGCCATTACCGACACACTATCACCTCGTCAGTGAGTCGGATGTCGCAGAGCATTAAAATGGTTGAGAAGTCAATGACCGCCCCAAAGAGAACTGAGTACATGCCATCCAACTTCATACAAATTGATTCCCCAAAGAGAGATGGCATGACCTACGAAGAAACTTGCAATAGATGCGAATGTTCCCCAAAGCCAAAACCTCGCTCTTAGAAACCACACATCAGCAGAGTGCGCTCTTTGTAAGTCATAGGCTAGAGTAGATTCATCCATTCCAAATAGGATTTCACTTACCATCTAAATCACTCATTGAAACCTGTTAGGAAGGTAGGACTGACCGTTTGCACTTCCTGTGATGGCTGCATCACTGGAAGGTTTTGGTCTCCGTATACTGTTGGTGTTGTACCAAACTGCTGTTGGAAGCCTCTGAATGACTCCCTAACTCTCTTACGGTTCTCCTCATCTCTTGCCTTTCTGTTCCAATAAGCGTTGATTTGTCGCTGAAGTAGAAAGTCCTCTATGTAGTCATTAATCATCAAATCGAACAATGCTTTCAATATGACAATGCCACCTACTGTGAGGACACCGAATATCATAGCCACTGGATAAGGGCCATAGGCATTTACGAATGTAGAACCGTATTGTGAGAAGAAGTACACATTGACTCCACTAACTGCTCCAACAAAAAGAACAGTCATTATTAGTCTAGTATCTGTATCTATGCTTGGCATATTAATCACCTCAAGCAAAGTTCACAGAGACAGTTCCTGTGCCAGTAATCTGAACATATATTCCGTTGGCTACAAGAACGCCATGTAGGTCTTGCTCAATGGTTTGAGCAGTGCCTCCTGCATGTAGAACTATTCGGGCAACCTCCTTCTTGCCTGATGTTGTAGAGTTGTCACTGTCCCATATCTTGACAGTCATTAGAGCGTTAGCCGTTGATGTGGCATGAACGCTCATTATCTTAGCATGATGCTTTACTGCTACTGTGCTAGTAGAAAGAACTCCTGTGCTGTTGCAGGTGGGAGTTGACATCACTCTGCCCCCGACATTCTCTCCACTAGGTCGGCTTTCTTGCCATCAGTAGATAGTCCCTTTTCCTCAAGCATTTCTTTTAGTTGCTTCACTGTATATTTTGAGTAGTCAACAGCCTCTTCTTCAACCTCTTCAGGCTCTTCTTCTACGGGAGTCTCCTTAATCAGATTTGGAATGAAAGACTTCTTCTCAGAGGGGAATAGTGCAGTCCTTACTGCCTTTGCATCTCCCTCAAGGTTGAACTCTTTTTTGAGTAGGTTTAGGAGATACTCGTTGAGTCCGAGTATATCACCTGAGTCTGTTGAATCTAACTCAACAGTTAATCCGCTATCTCCTAGCATTCCTATTGCTATTCCTAACGGAACTTTTGTTTCTTCTTGCGCTGTTAATGCGTATGTTTGACCGCCTCTTCTCAAGATGAGAGGGCCAGTCGGTCTATGTCTAACTAACTTTACTTTTGCCATAATAACACCTTATTTTTTTTGTTGGTAGTAACCCCTGCCCTGTTACGGGCAGAGGCTACTACTTTACGTTATCACTTAATCATTGTTATTTCAAAGATTACCATAGACACGGACTCTCACCATGCCTTCATCCCCTGTACCTGATTGTTGTGCAGAACCAGTAGACAGGATAAGTTTGGCACTTGTTCCTGACTCGTATGCCCCTGCTGTACTGATGACGGCTCTTGCACTGTGTCCAATCTCCTCTACACCTGTTACTAGAACGCAGTGTAGGGAAGACAGACCCAATTCAGCAGCAGTCAGAGTTATTCCACCCTGAACGTATGCAGTTATGTTGACTATTGCATCAACCACATACTCGTCACCTGCAACCTTTGGGGCAGTTACGCCCTTATGGTCAGCAACTAGAGTAACTGTGTGTGCCAACTCTAATCACCTCAAGCACTCTTGATGTTGGTTATCTTTCCTTGTCCCTTGAAGAACGAACATCCGGTTTCACCCATCGTTCGGTACATTCCTTGGTTCCCAAGTTTGCCAACACCGAATGGGTTTCCGCTAGTGATACCATCCTCAAAGTATTGAGTAGGCTTCATCACCGATAGCCACAGATGGTCTGTGTCTAGGATGAGTATGTCACTCAACTCGTTGGTTGTGTTGCTACCAGTAGATGGCATGTCCTTGGTTGGGATAATTGGGATGTCGTAGTATGTTGCAACTCTGAATCCAACTTCCTGTCCCTTAACTCCACGAACTCCGTTGTGGGTTGGAACAATCTCCTTCCTGTCCATGAACCTCTCTTGGCTTTGTAGCAAGTCAGCAAGGTGCTGAACAGTGTCGTAGCCAGTCAAGATAACTTTCGGGTTTCCGCCGTTCTGCCTGATTCTCCTAATCATGTCGTTAAGCATGGTTAGAGTTAGAACTCTAGCATCGCCAGCAGCATATCCTGCACCGAAGTCAACCTCTGCATCCAAGAAGGAAGCAGTTCCAGTTGCAGCGTTGCTGCTGACGGAAACAGTTCGGGAAGTACCGAATAGTCTTACTACATCAGCGACTACTGCGGAGTTGTCTCCGTTGTTAGCACCAGTGTCCAATAGGTTTGCGTTATACATAGCAGCAATCTCACCAGCAGAGGAAACTATCTTCATTAGAGATGTGTAGTTTCGCTCGATGGTTGTTGCAGTTCCGTCATCATACCTCTCAAGAGGCATAACTAGCATCTTGCTCTGAGTCTCTGCGTGTAGTTTACCCATGTCCTCTCTAACGATTGCACGAATGTCACCAACACCGTCATCAATAGCAGCAAGTTCCATACCAAGTTCCGAGAACTCAAACAAGTGAGCAATCGTCTTTGGACTGACGTATAGTTTCTCATACTGAGGTGCAATTGGTGGGATATCGTTTCCAGTTCCTAGAGTTGCGTTCTCACCAACACCACCAATCTTGTCTGCTCTTGGTGTGTCTGAACCTTCAGCACCAGTTCCGATTCCGAATGCAGAACCTGAGCCACCCTGCGCTCTGCTCTTTAGGACTCTCCATCCACTGGATGTGTAGGGTCTCTTTGCAAGCATAGCAAGAGGGTTAACCTCTTGGTTTAGCATAGACCATACTTTCTGTCCGTAGAGAACGTTGTATAGGTCTCCCAATCCACTAGCAGCAGAAAACGGGTTGCTTGCTGCATCGTGGGGCGTTCCGAAACCACCGACAACACCAGCAGCCTTTAGCAGAGCATTGCCCTGTGCGCCAGCATAGCCGTAGGTGGCTGCTTCTAAGTCTTTTACTGTGTTAATATATCCACTCATTTTAGTTCACCTTCCTTGCGAGGTTGTGTATGTCTCCCCATGACATCTCAGCAACTGCATCAGCAGTTGTTGGGAATCCTTCAGGTAGAGAGAAAGCGACTTCTGTTGCTTTCCTTATCTCATCATCCTTTGCAGTAAGGGACTTGCGTAGTTCTGCAAACTCCTCTTTGAGAGCGGCTACTTCTGACGAAGCATCGTACTCTGCTCTCTCTGCGGCTGATTTCTTGACTTCAAGTTCAGCAGCGAATCTCTCAGCAAATTGCTTCGATAGGTTATCGTAAGCCATTGCCTCTAGTTGCTCTGCCTTGTAAGCCTCGTAAGCCTTCTCTACGTTCTCGGCACTAAGGTCGAGAGTTGTGAAGTCAGAACCCTCAAGACCCTTAGAGACTGATAGAGCAGCAGGTGCTGCAACTGGCTTTCCGTTTACTACAACGTTCTCGCCAGCCTCATAGTCTCTAGTTGAGTCTTCATCAAGAGCCTTCTCTTCCATATCCATGCTCTCAACTTCGTCTTCCTTCATAGACATTTTATCTTCATCCATGTCCATGCTCTCAACCTCTTCTTTTTCGGTCATCATTTTTGCATCTTCTTTCATTTCCATTGTTTCCAATTCATCTTCTTTTGCGACTGTTTCACCAGTGACTTCACGAACCTGCGTTAACAGACCGTTGAGTTCTTCCAATGCTTTCGTCAATTTTTCCGTCATTTCTTTACCTCCTTTCGCTTTCAAAATGTCGAATTTCGCTTCAGGGTTTATTCCTTTTTCACATATAGTAACTTCATGCAACTCCAAGTTGTCAATCTCGTTGTATTCCCCGTATTCCTCCGATTTTCTTTCTCTCTTTGATATCGCTTGTCCACCGATACTGAAGGAACGTAGTGTGCCTTTTCTGATTCCTCTGTTTATTTCCTTTGCCTTCTCTATGTCATCTCTCATCTTGATAACTACATAGAATCCGACACCATCTACACCTGTCTTGTGTAATGTACCATTGGAATCACGGTATTGCTCTATCACCTCTCCTACCTGAACGTTGGAATGATTTGACATGACGTTTCTGTAAGACTTCTCACTCATGAAATCTTTAACGGCTTTTTCTAATGCTTCTAGTGTAATCAAGTCATTCTGCTTATCTACTATTTCGATGGATGCATATCCTCCGATTACTAGATTATCTGACTTGAGAATAGTGAAATCACTAGAACTCTCTTGTCTAATCAATACCTCCTGTTCAGCAAACACTCACAGCACCTATTCCTTTTACTATAAGAAGTAGGCGGTTATTTAGGTAGTTCTAAATTGCTAAACTTGTCCTTTGTAATATCGATGATACCTTCATCAGAAGAATCTTCTAACATGTCTTGCTTCTTACCAGTAAAGACAATCCAAGACTTCTTTTCATCCAAAGGCACAACTCTGAAATGTATTCTAGTTTGGAACTTGTCTCCTTCCATTCTATATTCGTGATAGCCATCTCTTTGAACACCGAAGATAAGTTGACCACTATCTATTATCTTTGAACTGTCTATCTTCTCTGACACCTTTGCAGGATACTTACCTGACTTACCAAACAAGTCAAAGATGTCTTCAGGCTTCTCTATGTCAATTAACCAAGCCATTCTATTCTTATCTGTCTCAATCACAAAATCTAGATTACCATCTTCACGCTGTCTGACTTCAAACTCCCCTGCCAGTTCTTCATCCTCATCTTTTTCTATACTCTCAGGAGATATATCGAACTTGTTAGGAGAAAGGAAAACAAAAGCGTCTTGATTCTTCATCCAAGATAGTAGATTCTTTGGTTTACCTTCAAAGATTTCATCATAAGCATCCTCTTCCGTAGCCCTAAGTTTCTCCTCTAGGTCATCAAACTCCATTGCTTTTTGATTCTCTTCTATTATCTTTCTAATCGCAACTCTGAGTTTGGACTTCCTTGACTTCATTAGTTTCTCTAGTTGTCCCTTCCACTCATCCATATTGTAGAGAGCATTCTTTTGCATTAGTGAATCGCCATCGAAACCATAGATTGTGAATCCCTCTAGTTCATGCTTGCAGATTATCTCTGCTTCACCATGAACATAGTCTGTGACAAGATACTTTTTTATCTTCTTCTTGTTCTTTTTTTCTCTCTGTAATTCTGCAATGACAGTCAGGGGGTTTGCTAAGTCTGATGGTTTGAGGAAGGGATGCCTTGGCACTAGGGCTTTCTTCGTCTTAGTGGCTAGTTGCTCTAATGTCTCCAACTTATCTGACTCCTCTACTTCAGGCAACTCTATGACCTTAGCAGAGTAGAGGCTGAATCCCTTACCCTTCTTAGTAACCTCATCAACCTTGACACGAATGATATCTCCGATGTCAACCTCTACTTTGGTATTCAATGCCTTACCAACAGGGAGGTAGTTCTTATCATCAAGTTCAATTGTCTTCATCTCTCTTGTTTGTTCGGCAGTCAATGGGCCTATGCCCATAGTGTATGAATGCAAACCGCTTTTGGTCTTCTTGTCCTCTAGAACTATAACATCCAAGTCTACGAACTTCTTCCACTTAATCCACTTAGGGTTCTTCTTCCTGCCCATGTAGTATGTGGATTCAATGTCCTTGACAACAACTCCCTCTGAGGTTGGCATCTCCATTATCTTCTCTGCATACTCCCCAACTTCCTCCATAGAATCAGCGATTCTTGTATCCTTCTTGGAAGGGAAAGCCAACTCTTCAGAGGAATGCTGAGAGTATTGGTAGAACATTATGTTGATTCTTTCCCTCAGTGGTTCATCCATCAAGTCCTTCCCCTCATGCTTCATGACATCAAAGACATGCGCTCTGAGTTTCGTATCAGGTATTTTCTTCTTGAAGATGTGAGTTATCACACTTGCTCGATGAAGGGCATCCTTTCCTTGGAATAGGAGAAGTTCACCATCCAGTATGCAATCACCTATTCCTTTCTTCTCCATTCTTTCTACAATCTCAGGACACTTATCGGTAATATCCTTCTGATTGTAAGAGTATATCTTGATGTTATCCCCTGTCTTGTGAATCTGTATTCTCATTCCATCATACTTCTCTTGAACGACAAACTCCCCACTCAATCCCTTGATGTCCTTCATGTCATCGAGTTCAAATATTCGATACATCGGCTTGTTCGGTATGATGAAATCTATCTCCTCTTTCTGCTCTTCTGACTTGGCAATGTCAATCTCCTTCAGAGATTCCCATTTGTCCTCCGAGTAACTCTCATCGTATACTTCCTCTAGTAATTGCAGTGCTTCCTTGAACTTTCCTTGCACTCTCCTAGAGTCCTTATCATCACCGTAATGCTCGATGATATAGAGAGGTATGTCCTTCTCCTCTAAATCCAAACCCATGTATCCCTGTGTTATCTCATCAGGTTTGAGTTTCGCCTCCTCCCATGCTTTCTTAGGCACAGGATTAGAATGGCTTCTCAATGCATAATGAACGAAGGCTGCAAATGTCGCCTTGTCATCTAGTAGAACATCAAGAACCTTATCGCCTAGTTGCTCAGAGAATGGGTCTGCTGCTCCCTTTGATTCAAATCGCATTTTCTTTACGTCTTCGTACACCCTTCTTGCAAGAAGACTCTCTGCATCGAACACCTTGTCATCGAAGAGTTCCTTCTCTGTGATATGCTCTTTCAGTTGAGATGCAAACTCGCCTAGACCATCGTACTCTTCACGGATGGACTTGACGGTTTCCTTCCACTTCTTACCGTATTCCTTCGGGTTCTCCTTTGCAGATAGGTATGCATAACGCACCCTCTCAAAGAAATCTAGAACTCTTTTTGATAGAGCCTTAGTTTCCTTCTCAAAGGATACGCCTGATGTTGTCATCCACCATCAAAACCTTCGTGCCATAGGGGGTCTCTCAATATCTTTAGAGGGCAGTCCACTTGCTGTTAACGCATTGATTTTCTCAAGTTCTCTTGCTATGTTAGCAGAGATTCTCTTTGCCTCCGACCCTTCTTTTCCTCTGAGTGCGTCTGCTAATTCACTGAGGTTCTTATAGGATGCATTCAACTCCCCGCTCATCATATCTCTTGATTCTTGCTCTGCCATCACTTTTAGCACGTTATCAACAGCAGCCAAAATGGATTTCTTCATAGTTCCATCATTGGTCTTATCCTCCTTGCCATCGATGTTGCTCAATTGAGGCATCTTCTCCTCAGAAGGATTCTTCTTGGGTTTCTTGACTTTCATCTCCTCTCCCATGACATCCTCATCAAGTTTCAATCTTCCAAGATGTCCTGCCTCTTGTAGAATTTCTTTGGCTTTCAGTATTGCTAGTTCAACTATTTTCTCTTCTTTCGTAACTCTCTCAGGCATTCATCTCACCCCATTTTCTCCGTCATCTTGCGAATCTCATCCCAAGACATTTGACCACCATCAGGGACTTGTGTATTGCCCATTGCTGGTGTTGGAGTCTCACGAACAACGAAACCTGACTTCATCAGTATGTTGTCCTTGTTGTATACTGCTTGTTCCAAGGCGTTGACCTTGTTCACAAGTTCTTTCATTAATAGTAACATTTCATCTTTTTCTTCTTTTTTGCTCATACTTTTCCTTCTCCTTTTAATTTGAATACAAGTAAACCATCGTCTGCGAATATTGCTGCGTAGCCCATACCACCATATAGTTCCCTTGCCATTTCTTGTGCCTTCTTTTCTGTCATTTTCAAGTCAGTAAGTTTGACATCTGCATAATCCTCTTTCTTCTTACCTGCTTCTCTTATGATTGGGTCTATCTTCTCTCTGAATAAGTCAACGTACTCAGCCCTCGATAAATCATCATTAGCGTTATCCTTGAACTCTGACTCTCTAGGATTCCTTATTGGAGGTGCTTTCCTAATTGGTGCATCTAGGTATATTTTACTCATCTCCCTAGATTTCTTATTTCTAGCCCTAATCTGTGCTAGTAAGTCTGCCTCTTTATCCTCAGTCCTCTTAGCCGCTTCTTCGTCTTGTCCGGTAGAGGCTGTCGTTGTGACTCTTGCCATCTCATCTGACTTCAATGTATCAAACCAACTCATTTCAATCACCTTGGTCTATTGCCTATTTTACCGCCTAGAATTGTTTTGCCTTTGACTTTATTTAACAAAAGAGAAACAATACCTAATTTATCAGCCAACTCGTCTATCTTTTGTGTTTTCATATCACTAAGGGTATCATATAATTCGTCTAATGATTCATCTTGACTTGCTGTAGATAAAATTCGTAGGGGTTTCATAGCAAGTGCAAGTTCATCTCTAAGATTAATCATCGCGCTTTCTCTTCTATCGTCATCTTGAAACTCCATTTGTAATCTAGTTTCTTCATCACTTGCGCTTTGAGGGATATACCCCTCTCCGTATTTCACTATATCTTCCCAACTCATTCTAAATCACCTAACATTGGAAGGCTCATACCCTTATGCCACTCTACATCTTCAACGATTCTAAGTTTCATTCCTTCTCCTCCTTGTCACCCTTTGGGTATGCTACGCTCCTGATTTGGTCATAAAGCGTTTGATAGTCTTTGCGAAGTTCAGCAGCACTTGCGAGTATGTCTAGGTTCTTCTCACGGAAGGACTTCATCTTCTTGGTGAGCAATTTATCTGTCTTGACTAAATCGAGGTCTTCCATCTCTTTGATGACTTCCTCTAACTTCGTCATTTCCTGTCCCATGTACTCAGTTGGTTGAGTTGACTGAAGAAGTTTCTTTATTTTCTTCTTCTGTTTTGGCTCTAGTTTCTCTAGAAACTCGGAGGCTTTCAGTATCTCCTGCCATGTCATGTAGTTGCCTCCTGTGTATGCTCAGTTAATTTTAATTGCCCTCTTTTTGTCTTTTCCAAGGTCAAATTGATAGTTACCTACTGTGACTTTAACAAGTTGCTTCATCTTCTTTCTTGTTTTCTCCAACTCAATTACTTTGTCATCTTCTACTGCATTGTTTCTTAGATTTACAACATGCTCTAATATTTCTTCAATTTTATCGATTAAGGCAGGTATCTGTCCTGTTATCTTACGATAACTATCAAAGGCATCTAATTGCTCTTCATAGATTTCTTTGCCCTCTAACGTATCTTCCATTTCTTCAGTAGTACCAAATATTGGAAACTCATCGCCAGCAACTTCTTCTCTCACTGTGAGTTGCCAGTTTTTATCTTCTTCATCAAGAGATTTATTCAGCGTGTTTTCCTGCTCGTCTTTTATTCTGTCTAAGGTGAGAAGAAGTTCTCTGAATTGCCTTAGCAACATGTTAGGGTCTTCACCTAATTCATCCACATCTATTCTCTCACTATCTCTCAGCATTTCTACCAATCTATTCAGTTTGCCTCTCGTCATCTTCTTTCCGGTAAGTAGATTCCTTGGCATATCAGCAGCAGCCTCAAAGAATTCTCTTATTATCTCAAGAGACTCTTTGCCATTGTATTCCTTTTCTTCTTGACGATACTCGGCTGTATCTTCACTCATCTGTCTGAACTGTGATAGCAAACCCTCCTCGTCTTGCTCCATTGTGTCATACCCCTTGAAGAATAGAGCCAATATTTCATCAGGTGCAGTTTGCTTTAGAAGACTCTGATAGAAGTTGTCTATTTTTTGCTTGCTTGTGCTTCTAGGAAACAAGTACGATTTGACGAACTCTCTCATTGTTCCTCTCATATCTGAATCTGTGACATCACCTGTTCGGCTGAATGTCTCTAGAATCTCCTTCCACATCCTGACTGTCTTGGCGGTAGCAGTACGGCGTTTCTCATCTGCCTCTGCTACTTTCTTTCCTTCTTCGGCTTCTTGTTCTTTCTTTCTTTTCTTCTCTTCAACAAGTTGTATTCCAGTCGTGCCTTCCTCTTCTGAGGGGTCTATATCATCTTCTTTCTTAATACGCAAGATATCCATGAAATCCTGCGCCATCTGAATCATCCCCAAGGGTTGTTTGGTGTTCTTGACCGCTTTTTCTTAGGTAGTAGGATTGCATCGGGAACATCTGCTGTATCGGGTCTCTCCTTCTTCACAGCATTAGGGTCAACACCCCCAACAGAGAAGTCCCTGTTCTTCGTCACACTTCTACTGTGGTGAGCATATTGCTCTGCTCTTGCTTTCGCTAGTTCTCTTTCCAGTTCTCTTACTCCTTTCTTTTCTTCTGTCATTTCTTTTCCTCCCTTAGTTGTCTCAAATCCTTTTCATCGATATCTCCATCTTTGTCTTTATCGAGTTTCTTCTGACCACCGTATAGTGTCTTTTCCATCTCCTCTTCTGCAACAGCCGGGTCAACCGGATGCTCTCTTGCTTCATACATGTCCTTAGCAGGTTTGATTTTACCCTCTTCTGTATCCATCATATCACCACCAGCATCAGGCATCTCCATATCAGTTTGCTTAATTATGCTCCACCATTCCATTTTATCACCATTTTACTTTGTTAGCCCAATACGCAGCAGAGGTCTTCCCACGCTTGATGTTCTTAGCATGACGAGCCTTGAACGAGGCTTGCTTCTTTTTTCTCTTTCCCTTTGGATTCTTCTCGGTTACTGTATCTGCACCTTGTTGTCCAAAGCGAATAGTCTTGACTTTCTTACCATCCTTGACAACCACTATATGCGATTTAGTAGGATGCTTAGGAGTTCTCTTTGGTTTACTGAAACCACTCACACCTGCTCTCTTCAAAGCAGGGTGTTTCTCCCTCTTTAGTGTGTCAAACCAATCCATAGATTTCTTGTATCCTGAAGCATAAGCGGCGGCTGCTTGTCTCTCAGCATCCTTGCGATTGCGATAGACCTTGCCCTTCTTGCCCCATTTGTATCCTCCTTTGACTTTACGAATCGGCATGATAATCACTTCTGAGAGAACTTCCTTCCTGTTGGGACATGTTGCTTTCCTTTCTTACGACCCTTTCTTTTCTTTCTGTCTTGATAGTCCAATGTCTTCTTCGGGGTTCTTTTGTATGTGGCCTTTGGCATGTATCTCCCCTTTGTCTTGGAAGGTACTTTCTTCCCCTTCTCCTTTGCACGATGTTGCTCTTGGCTTCCCCACTCCTCATCTGTCCAAGTAGCCAAGTCCTGTTGTGTCTTCTTCTTGGCCTTGAGAGTTGCAAACCAATCAGTCACGGTAGCCACCACCTGCTTTCTTGTATCTCTGAGCAAGCAACTGTGCCTTCCTCGCTGACCACTTACCAGCAGGGCCACCTTTGCTACCTGCTTTGATTCTCTGAAACATCCTCTTTCTCATACCGGGCTTTGTGTAGTTTCCTGCTTGATTTACTTTGGACTTGCTTTTCCTTTTCTTGTGCAGGATGTCTTGCCACTTCTCAATCTTAGATTCAGATAGATATGCATCAGCAATCAGAAGCCCTGCTTTCTTTCCTACCTCTATATCGCTTGGATAGTGATTTCCCATTTTCACCCTAGATAGTGATATCTTCTCTGCCATCTTGTTCAACTCCTCTTGCTTGTCGGGATACTGCTTTCCTAGAATTCTTGCTAAAGCATAAGCCTCTATTGCATGACCACTTGGGAAAGATGGACTGTCATCCGTATCGGTTGTGGATTCTATCTCATCAGAAATCTCGTAAGGTCTTGGTCTGCCGTACTTGACTTTCAGTTTGATGGTGTGGATATCGATATCCTCAATCAAATCCTCCCTGTCTTCCTTCTCTTCACCGACAATTTCCAACATCATCTCGATGTTATTTTGGTCTAAGTCCTCAATCTCATCCTCGTCAATCTTATTGTCCTTCATCATGGCGAGAACCTTTGGCAGTTCCTCTTCGTTATCAGGATGCTCGTATTCAGGGAAGTCTACCTTGAAGGATGGCTCAGACTCAAACAGTCTTCTCTTCTCCTCGGATAGATTCTCAGGAGTGAACTTTGATTCCTCTTTGATTGCGTCAAACCAACTCACTTCTCTCCCTCCAAGTATTTCCTTATTCTTTCATCTGTTTCTGCATTGAGTTTGTCTATCTCTTCCTTCCACTTCCTGACAAACTCAAGTATATCGCTCAACCTACTCTCCTCTCTGTCCGTGAATCAACATTCTGATTACCTGCTTCTGCTGGTAATCCTGTGAATCTCTTATCAGGGCCAGTTTCCATAGATGGTTTGTTTCTAGTTTCCCCACCGCCTTGACCACCCATCAAAGCCTGTTCTTGTAATTGTCCTAATTGACTTGCATCAATATCAGTTCCTGCGTATGGGTCAGTTTCGACCTCTTCTTCTGCTCCTTCCTGTGGTGGTGCTTCGGGTTTAGGGTCAGGCTTCTTGAAGGTGAATCTTCCCTCATCATCCATATCAACCTCAAACCCTAGATTCTTGATTGACGCTGCTACGTTAACCTCAATCTCTCTCTTTCGTAGTTTGGCAATCTCATCCTCTTCTTCTGAAGGTGGTAGTTTCAGTTGCCAGTCTGTGATTCCAAACTCCATAGTCATGAACGGGAAGACATACTCATTCCAAATCGTCTGTGCCATTTCGACTGCTCTGTTGGTTACGAGTATCTGCATACCCTCGTTATTGAGACCACCACTTGCAGAGTTATCTGCCATGAAGATTTTACTTACTCCGTAGAAGGCAGCGATTCTATCTCTCAAGTCTTCCTTGACTTGTATGTAGTCCATTTCCTTGAGACTATCCATGAACTTGACCCATTCAACTGCTCCTGTTTTTCCTTCACCCTCTATACCCATTACTGGAATGAAGTGAGGGTCTTGTTCCATCTTCTCTTTGACACCACGCCAAAAGGACTTCATCGATTCCATGTTTCTAGTTTGAACTGCTAGTATTCCTCTTGGCATTCTAGCCTTGGTATATGACGAGTTGACATAGTTTTCCATAGCAATGAGTGTGGTGATGTGATTCCACAGAGTCATTATCGGAGACTGGCCGTAGAGTCTTGATGGTGCATACTTGCTGAAGTGTAAAACTTCTCCATCGATGAAATACTGCTCCTTTCCATTTGCCCTGTTGACATAATGCACAGGATGCAACTCAGAGCCACACATCTCACAGGAGTCAGTCATTGACTTGCTGATGAAGTTTCTATGATTCAAGCAAGTGAATCCCTCACTTCCTCTTTCACCATTCTCATCAGCGTATATGTGCATACTAACAGGGTCTCCACGATAGACTTCTTTGATTCGATGCATACGAATGTCGCCATTACCATCGACATAGTATTCCTTTACCATGATTAGATATGCATCATCCATTATATTGAGGTCGTCTTCCATCTCCTTGAGAACATCAACGAACATCTGTTCTCCCTTGTTGACATACCCATCGAGTAATTTCTTGATGTACTTCAACTGATTTCTATCGGGTTTGAGTAGATTAGTGCTTCCACATTCAACGCACTCTGTTACTGCTTGTTTGTGTTCCTTTCCACAGTCACCACAGCGAGCGGTGAATTTCTCTTCCCAAACATACCCTCTTCTGAATATCTCGTTCTTCAACTGTGTGATGCATGTCCTAGCAATCACTGATTGATATGTGACATGGTATATTATCGGGGCTGTTATGAGATAGGATGTGTCTTTCTCTTGTATTCCCGGATTGTATATCGTTCTGTCTTGGGGCTTCGGTGTTGTTCTGCGTGTTAATCGCTGAAACAACGAGGGTCTTTTTTCTTCTACCATTTTATTCTACCTCGTTCTTTACTATGGATTCCAACTTGTCCATTTCTATTGTCTTGTCATTGTCATAATACTTCGCAACAGTGTCAATATCAATGTTGTATTTTGCGAAGTCGTAGTTCTTATCGTCTTTATGATTCTCATACTTCATGAGTTTGAAGAGTTCTTCCTTGCGAGCGTTATACCAAGATGCCTTTTTGTGGCTCTTCTTCATACGAAGCAACTCGACCAATATCTCTGCGTTCTTCTTCTTGAGTTTGAAGTAGGGCATACACTTGCTTAGTATTTCATTAACGTCATTGCGAGAGTAGAAGTTCAATCTGTTGATTGGTTTGGTGTCCTGTGGTGATTTTTGGTCGAGGTGTAGTCTACCACAACCTAGTGACTTATGCATCTCTATCATGAAGGCTTTACCTCTGTCTCCGGTGGCGACCAAACCAACTCTAGGATTGTGGTTCTTGTCCATTGTGATATACCCATCTGAGTCGATGAAGGCAGCAGTGTAGGCATATATGTCCTTCTTTATCTCATCGCTCATCTTGTATAATGCACCATCTACGACTGTCACATTAGCAGAACGTGCCATCTTGGATATCATAGATGGAGATGTCTTTCTGAAGAGATTGTTTGGTAGTCTCTCATGAACTTGCCTAGCAGAGATTCCTTGTTCCTCACTAACTAGTTTTACGATGTGTCTCTTAATGAGTTCCTTTGGCCCTATGTTGACTACATATTTTTTAATTGTAGAGTTTACTTCTCTCTTTGTGCTTGCCATCTCCTTTGTCAACCTAGCATACTCTTCACCATAGGCCATCCCATCTCTGTCTAGCCTTGCTTCCCAATATTTGCATAGGGTGTCAATTATATCCCTACGAGTCTGCTCATCATGAATCAAAGACAGTTTGATTATATTCTCCTCTGATAGAGTTAAGTCTTTCAACGCAGGTTTGTATTTTCTAATCCAATATATCTTGTTTATATTTTCATCTAAGTGATTAGAGTATGCGTTGATTAGATTGTCTATTGATTTCGTGACTGCTATCTTTGGCTCTCCCTTCAGGGTTCTACGATAGGTTCTCAACTCCTTTATCATGAGCGGGATGTCCCTTCCTTCTATCTCATATTTCTTCAATGAGTTGCTCATTGCCTTTCTAGCCTCTGATAGACCAACGTTGTATTCCTTTGCAAATTTCTTCTCTATCTCAAAATGACTAGTTAGTGGTTGATTATCTAACCATTCACTTTTGAGTGACTCTGTGATTTCCTTCTGTCTCTCTTGGAGTTCCTCTTCTTGGTCAGCGAGTGCAGCCGCTTCCCTGAGTTTATCTCCTTTTTCTCCCACATCTTCACCTCAAAAGTTGATACCCATCACACCGGATACACTACGCCGAGTAGTGGTAGGTTCATCAAAGATGTCCAAGTCATCCAACAAAACAAACTGTTCTCCTGTTCCCTGAGCAGCAGCATTTGCCAATGCTAAACTCATCACTAAATCGTCATGTGCGCCGACTCCCTCAAACTTACCACTTGCAGTTATTGAGAACATCGATAGTTCCTCAATCAAAGCACCAGTCAGTCTTCTACTTGCATTGTCACCATAAGGCATGATTATCTTCTGATTCTCTATGTTCATCTGAAGATTTAGAATTATCTCCTGTTTCTTCTTTCTAGTTGTGTTGAAGTCTCTGACATTCAAATCTGTCATATTCTTGAGTTCCTGTGTGAATGCCTTTGCGAATGTGTTAGTCTCAAATAGAATCTCTTCCGGCTCAAACACCTTGCCAATCAAACGTATCTTCTCTATGTTCTCTCTGAACTCTATGTTCTTGGCTCTGTCAACATGAACGATTGCCTTGTTCTTATTCTCATCCACCTCTAAAACTGTGATTACGTTATAGTCACCATCGGTTGAGATAGCAGGGTCAACACCGACATAGTATTTGTAGCCCTTGTCTTTTCTATTTCCTAGTTTCAAAATGTAGTCCTTGTTCTTACACTTCTCGATAAACTCAGGATTGAAGAGAGCAGTTCCAGTGGAGATTGGAACACACAGATACTCTCTTGTAAACTTCAGAGAACCTATCTCTGCCTTCCTCTGCATTAATGCATCGAAGTCCCAACGGTCAGGCCAAAGCGGTTCATTCAATGCATTAAGACATGGGTATTTCGTTACAGTGTATGCCTCGTTCTCTTCCAATTGTGCGAAGATATCAGTGTAGGTAAACGGTGTTCCAATCATCCTTAGTTTGGAAGTGTGATGCAAAGTCGGAATCATGTCACCGAAGAACCAATCTGTTACTCTCTGAATACCAGCGAGACTGAACTCCTTCAAGGGGTCGTCAATGATAATCTCCTGTGGGTGAAGACCACGAATCTGAGAACCAACGGAACGCTCTAGAATCGCATTGCCGTTGGTAAGTTGAATGTTCCCGATTGCCCATCCACGACTAGGCTTGAATTGTTTCAACGCTGGATGGTTGAAGTATCTATCAATCTCCCTCATGTGAACAAGTGTCTGCTTTTGATTCGATGATATGTATAGCATCTGAAATGGAGGCTCTTGGAATATGAGATTCCATACAACCCAACAATGCATGAAGACTGATTTTCCGTGGTCTCTGCTACAAACGATAACTGTCCTGTCTGTCTTCTCCATAGACTCTAGCCACTCTTTCATGTATTCAGGATACATCATACCCAATACGTTCTGAAAGAAATATGGAAATGAGTTTCTAGATAATTCCATATCCATGCTAGATACGAAATCTAAGTTGTCTAGTTCAGGCACTAGAAAACACCTCTCATTAGAATGAACCTCCAACCCAAGTTCTTCTTGATGCCCCAATCATCACCATACCTCTGTCGAAACTTATCGACTAACTCTTCAGGTATTCCCATTAAGTCATCAGTTTGAAACTTCAGATTTCTATGCAAACCAACCCATGTTTGCTGTGGTATCTTCGTAGACCGAAGCCCTAGAATCTTAGGTTTACCTGCTAACTTGTCCATCCTATACTGCAAGAGTGCCTTCCAGTTTCCACCGCCTTTCGGTGCTTTTCTGTCTCTCGCCTTCAACCCGCCTAAGATACCATAGTCTCCCTTGTCACTGTATCCAGCAATACCAACAACCTCACCATCGTTTGTTCTGACAACCCAATTATCCAAGTCATACCAAGAAGGAGCGTTTCTCACAAATGGGTCATCAGGGTTGTCCCTGTTCCACATGAAGATAGCATCTTGTTGGGATACTTCCTTGATTTGTATGTCTGCCATTTCCTCACCTGAAGTTCGCTTTGAGGAAATAGACCCCCTCTTGTGGAATACCGTACTTAGTCCCAATATTACTCATTGAGTCTAGTTCCTTGACAACCTTCTCTACTTCCATAGCAGACATGTCTACATTGTACTTGTCGTTCATCAGGTCTATCGCCTCTGAAACCGCATCGTAGTTTTCTATATTGGACATGCCATAGTAAATCGGCTTTCCTAGCATCTTCCTGATTTCATCGTGAGCCTTGAGAATCAATGTCTGTTCCTCGGACTTCGTTATCTTCAAGTCCGTTTCTGCTTGTACTATGTTTCCAATCAGCCGTTCTGAACCCTTGACCTCATCCTTGTATGTCTCCTTATTGGATATGAGATGATTGAGAACTGCCTCAAATGGATATACCTTGCTTGCCTCATAATCCTTAGCCCACTCGCTCGTTGGTTTCTTACTTCCTCCTAGCCCGAACTCTTTGGCATCCAAGCCTGACTCATCGAATATATTGTGCAAGAAGTTTCCAAACTCCACATTGACTGCATTGGTTATCTCACCGTCATAGATGTCATCTATCTCATCTGCTAGTTTCTTGGTTGTCTGCAATAACTCATTTTGCTTTGACCCTACATTCAGGCCAGTCAGCAGTTGGGAGAAGTCTCGTATATTCTCTATTTGACCTAGACTCAGACTGAACTCATTGCTCTCCATCCTTAGAAGTGCTATAAGAGGACTCACCTCTGCATTAGTCTCCATCGCTATGTTTTCAATAGGGCGACTACCAACCTTCTCAATAAACTCAAGTGGTATGTCTGATGGTTTGAACTTACTCCTACTAGGCTCTATGTAGAAATCCACTATCGCTTTTATTAGGTCTTCAAACTTATCACCTATATTCAGTCTGTTCAGTTCCTTGATGTGAGTAAGCCCTGCTCCTGCTCTACCGAATGAGGCTCTAGGAGAACGTGCTTCTCTCATAGTCTCACCTTCCTTCGTTTTCCTCTCCTGTTGTCCAAGACCAACACTGCCAGCCTTTGAGCGTCTTTCAAAATCAGTGCCGAACTCTATGAACTCGTTGACTGTTTCCAAATACTTCTGAATTCTTTCGTGAACCTTAGCATCATCATCTGAAGTTCTACCTAGTTCCTTCATCACTGGAAGATACAATTCCCTTACCGAACCAACTTCCATTTGCTGCAAGTCCTTTATGTGACTCTCCAAGCGAGGTATCAAGTCACCCATATCGATGATAACAAGACCAGTCTTCATCCTTCTTTCGATTTCACGCAACTGCTTCTTTAACGATGCTCCTGCAACTAACGCTCCTGTGTCATCCCTCTCTGCTGCGTAGGCATATAGAGGGTCTACCTTTATCTTTGAGAATGAGTTTATCTTATCCTTCAACTCATCTTCACTATCTAAGTTCTCTAATTCGTCAACCATTGCACCATAGTCACTCATTGGTATTTCGTCTATGGTCTTCTTGTCTTCGTCAAGCATTGTGATATCTGCTTTTGGTAATTGTGCATTCTCTTTCAAGAACTCCATTAGAAGTGAGATGGCCTTGTCTTCTATGTTGGCTATGTCTTCAATCTCCACTCTTTCGTAAAGGGCAATGTAATTCAACTCCTCAACCTTGAAAGCAACAAACTCATCAAAGACCTTCTTCAACTCAGAAGAATACTCATCGCTGATTTGGTCAATGGCATCCTTGAAGGCATTGTGTGCTTCCTTGAAATCCTCAAACTCAGAGTTTATTTTCTTCCAATAGTTGTAGATTTCTTGTCTTCTCTTTCTGTCCTTGGTATCTACTCTGCCCATTATCTCAGAAGCCCTTAGTGTGGAGATGCTATACCTTCCCTTGCCCTCTGTCTTCTTCTGCCCTAATTCCTTAAGCATCGTTTTGAATGGATACATGATAGGAATCAGATACTCAGGTATCGAAGTATCCAGAATCTTAATTGCTCTGTCGGTGTCCATTTTGTCGAAGCCCAATCTGATATTCTTCTTGACATAGTTCTCCCATGCTCTATTCCTAGTTAGTGTCCTTTTCGGACTGCGAAACTTATCGAAGTAAAACTTGACTATCTTCTCATCCAAGGGTTCTCCCCTTAGTCTGAACAACCCTAGTATGTCTAGCAAGTCCTTGTCCTGCTTGACATTGTTCACCACTTCAGAGGCAGTCATCTTGACTCTCTCTGAGTCACCTGCTTCCGACACTGCCTCAAACCCTAGAGTCATTACCTCCTCTAGAAGCGGCTTTCTCTTTCTTGCTGGAATCTGCTTGAAACTTGGGAACTTCTTTTCTACCTCATCTGTGACATCCTCTAGAACTGCTCTAGGTTTCTTCGTTGTTCCATCTGCATTTAGAATGAGCCTACCTTGAAGGTTCTTCCCCCTCATTATCGCAATGTCGCTAGAGCCTCTAGAGTTTGACTTACTCTGCAAGTAGACGTAAAGCACATCATCGGGGAAGGCTTTCATGTCACGCAGTTTCAACTTCTCGGTGACTTTTCCTTTAGGTGCAGGGGCTTCTCCTATCTCCTGCTTGAGCCTAGCAATCGCCTCCTCCTTGTTGAACTTAGCAGGTACTGGCTCTTCTATCTCGACTTCTTTTTCTTCAAACTCTCTAGTTTCAGGGTTATACTCGCTTCTCTTGACTTTCTTTTTCTTTTGAGTGTATTTCTCAACTCCCCTTCTCTTCAGTTCTGCTATGACTTCCTTATACGTCATCTCATCAGGATTCAGTCGCTCTGCAACTGTCGAGTCAGTAGTCTTAGGATTACCTTGCTCATCGAAGTGTTCAGCGTTCAACCTATCCATGTATGCTTCAAGAGCATCCTCGCCACCTTCCATGAGGAAAGAAAACGCCCTGTTCAAATCGACTTCGGGCTTCATTGACCTACCCCCTGTGATATCTGAATCCAAATCGCAGGTTCTACAAAGCCGCCATCGGGACTAGGTATCTTAGTACCCATGACCTTGCCCTCTGCACTGATGTCCTTCATTCTATTCTTTACGTTGTCAAGGAATGCTCTCCTTACTTTAGGATACATTTCGATAACTAACTTCTTGAAATCTTCACTGCTTATACTTCCTTCTTTCAAATCCTCTTCATCTATCTCAGTCTCATACTCACCGAAGAACTCACTCAATCTCTTCAGTGTGATGATAATCTTATCCAGTGTCCCATCGTTTGCTGGATTCTTAGATGGGGTTAGATTGTCACTTATCGTATCTTCAAGAATAGACCAAGCATCAGAGTTCTTCTCCTCCACGAAATATCTGAGTTTGGGTTTGTCTAAATCGAGAGATTGCATTCTGTTTGTCTTTCTATTGAGTCTCATATTTTCTAAAGCACCAATAACATCATCGATGTCTCCGACCTCTTCCTCAATATCATCCATATTCTCAAACTTATCATTGATTCCTAGTTTCTTTATGGCTGCTGTGAAGTTCTTTGCGGAGTCATCCTCTAGTGCTTCGACCAACTCATTCCTTATCTCTTCGGTCATAGCGTTGCTTGTGTCACCCGATACCTCTGCCATCACTTCTTTGAATGCGGCATTCGCATCCTCGTCTGCCTTGATATCTGCAAACATTCTTCTCTTTGCTTGGTTGCCCTTTCTTGAGAGACTGTCATACTTGTTTCTGTTGTCTTCCCTGAGTTTGATTCTCTTTTCTTTCTCCTCATCGGACTCGCCTTTAGGCCCAAACCAATTCTCTATGTCTTCCTTGTACTTATCGTAAATGACGCTTATGCTTGGCTCGTCTATTATTTCGTCTATTATCTTCCGCAAGGCTCTTTCCTCTACGTTACTGCGCTTCTTGTAGGATGTCGGAATTGCAGATTGATTCAACTCTTCGTTCTCTAGTATGAATTCCAAGGCAGGTGACAGCACCCTAGTCCCGAACAATATCAGAGTCCCGGAGTCTGTGTTATCAGTGATGAACGCCCTCTTCTTATCTCTGACTGACGAGATGTTCATTATCTTCTTGATGTAGTCAATCGCTATATCGTCACTGATGCTAGTCCCAATCTCTACTTGAGGCACACCACCTATCTTGAGAATCTTCTTGATTTCAACTAGTTCAGGATACTTGTCCTCTGCATCGCTTAGAATTGCTCTTCTCAGAGTCTTGTTCGTCTGTATGAATCTCCTCACTCTTTGGTTACTCGCATCTAACTTAGCAGCATACTTCTTCTTTCCTCTTCCTTGTAGGACTTTCAGGAGTTCTTCGTACTTCTTATTCTTGATGAAACTCTTTACATCAGCATCGAGATTGCCCCTGATGTTTCCTTGGCTGGTCTTCTTTGGTTTTATATCATTCAATCGAGCAATGACCTTATCGACATCATCCACAACTTCATCTTGTAACTTGAAATCTGTTCCTCCGATGTTCACGACTTCCCCTTGGAGGAGTTTCTTGGCTTTCTGAACATTCCTAATTGTGTAATTATCTAAACCGTCTTTCGTAAACTCCGCCCAAGTATCATCATTAGACGCTGCTTGCCAAATCTCAAACGTTGGTGTGCCTCGCTTTACTGGAAAGTCCTTCACTTCCTGTTTGCCGAAATCGAAGAGATTCGCATTCTTCGTCTTTGCAGACTCCTTCTGTCTCTCTAACTTTCTTTTTCGGTCTCTGTGAAACTTCGCTCTCTTACCTGACTTGTCCCACGTTCCCATTACTGGCTTTTCAACTGGTTTAGGGCCAGTTTTCTTTTCCTTGAGAACGTCTTGCCAACTCATTGTAACTTCTCCTGCATCTTGTCCCTTACATCCAACCAAACTTCAGGATGGTTCTGTGCTAGAACCTCCTTGATGACCTGCATCTGATGAACGATGATAGTGTCTTGCCTCTTATGCACCAGTTTGCCCTTGAATTCTAGCAAATACTTCAGAGACTCACGAACTTCCTTCGCTAATTTCGTCAAAGAGTCGATATATTTCGGGTCTGTTGAGTCTTCAGCAAAAAGTGTATCAATTTTTTGCTCCAATCTCTGAACATTCACACTCAGAGTCTCGATTTCGTCAACTTCTCTAGTTGCAATCAGGTTTGCAGCAGATTGTTGGACAATTGGCTGAAGATGTTTATCCATATGTCGCATAACTTGAGCCTCAGAGCAGTTTAGCATCTTCCCGACTGCCGAAGGAGTCACTTCTCCGGCATGAAGTTCCGCTTCTATCTCATGTCTCATGGGACTTGTGCAGATATTGCAACTAGGATTGGCAGATTCCACATATCCGCCCATGTGATTCCTCTGATGCTTCGCTGTTGTGCCGCTTTTCCAGTTCATTTGTTGGTCGAGAGCGTCTGCTGTGTAATTCATGGCTTCCAAATCAGCCTCAAGTTGACTTCTATCCTCATGCATACACAAAGGACAACGCTTTCTCGTAATCATACCCACTCAAATCCAACAATTGGTGAAGCAATACGGGCAACAAGTACCCACTGCCATGTTCTCGACATTCACCTTTCTTATTCCTCTACACTTCATCTATTACACCGCCTTGATAATTTCTCTCCAATCCGAAAAATCCTGCTTTTCTACCTTCTCTTCTGTTTTCTTGTTCTTGAAACCAGCGATTTCTGCCATGTTCCTAAGTTGCCTTCTTGAAATCGAGAGATAGACATTATCCAAATCTAATTTTACCTTAGACCCTAACCATGCCAGTAGTTTCTCAGACTCAGCATCTGATAACTTGAATGATATCTTCGCTGTTTTGCTTTTTTCATCTATGAGTTCTTTGTGAACCTTCCTGTCAAGGAAGTTACCGCTTCTCTCAAACGTATAGGCCGGGTCTCTCACTTTGCTATCGAACCAACTTTTGAATGCACTAAGATTCTCGTAGACCCATTTTGCCGCAACTCCCCTCTTTGCTCCTCTCTCTAGTTTCTCTAGGCGAAGAGGCTTCTGAGGAGTATTGATGAACTCTGCCTTTGGAATTGCCTCAGTGAACTCCTTGCACAATTGAAGCAAACTAGGATGCTTGAAATCTAAACCTCCATCACCGAACAATGCTTGCCAAACAGGGGGTTTTGCCTTTCCTGCTTTCGTGTTGTAATAATGAGAGGGAACACGCTCAACTGTCCTGTCTTTATGCCTTCTCTGAAACTTCACATACTTAGGTGTCCTGAAATCACCGAAGATATCCCTTCTTCCTAGAATCTTTCCCTGTTGGTCATAAGATGTGATATCGTTGAATTTTATATTGGCTGGATTAACCTTGGAGGTTGGGCTATTCATTGCGTCTTGCAAGTAAGTCTGCAAATCTGCAACTGCTTGAATCTGTGCTGGTGTGAAGAACCCCTTCTTACCTGCGTTTTTCGCCTTAGCGAGATACTGTTGTAGAGGAGACTCTGCTGGTTTCTTGCTACCATCGGCTTGCGCTCTTCCAACCTTGCCCATGTTGCCGATGAACTCCAAGATGTTAGTGCTTGTCCTACCAGTATTCAACTTGAACTTTCCAGCCGCTCTCTCCCAAGCCACATACTCGTCAGAGAAATTAGGTAGTGCGTCAGGGTTTTTAGGCTCTACCACCAATTCGGGGGTAATTTCTACTTGGGAAGTCTTCTTTTTTACGTTTCTTTTTCCCTTTACCACGCTTCTTTCCTCCCCCGTAACTTATGTTGAACAACGCCTGTGTCCCGGAGGAGGTTGATGTAACTGCGCCCTCCGCTCGCAGGATATTAAACCAAGAAGATTCGTATGGTGATGACACAACCTGAACCTCCTGAATATACTGTGGACAATAAACATTGTTCTAAAATCGTTTGGTTGACGAATTTAGAATTGGCCTTGTACGACACTCGACTGAGGCTTGTCTTCAATGAACCGTCTTGCTCTGTTATCCTTGAATCTAGTCATTGGATTGACTCTCCTAAGTGCGTTCATGAAACCGCCTCTTTGTTGCCTTGCTTGGAATTGTCTTGGGTCAGTCATTCTCTTTCCTTCAAATCTTGCAGTCTTAGGAATGCGAACAGTCATGTCCTTACCCATGAAAGAGCCTTTTGCCTCATAACCTGCCTTTCTGAAAACCTGCTGCAACTTTGCCTTGATTCTATTTGGGTCTCCTCCTAATCTTCTGATTTGGTCTCGACCAACAACAAACGTGTCTCCTTGAGGGCCACTGTTAGCAGCATTGTTGTCAACTCTCAACTTGAACACTGGAAGTTGACCCATTTTTAGATTGCTTACTATGTTCGTAACGAATGGATTTATCTGCTTCTCTTGGAACTCCTCTATCTGAGCATTTATGGCTGCCTCATTTCCTTCTACACCAAACTTAGGCACTACCTTCAGAACCTCTGTCCAATCACTCATCGTTAATCCCATACCCCCTAAGTTAATTATGATGTCGCTGCTGCATCAGAATAAAATCGCTTTTTGCACAAAGCACAAATCTCCCTTCCTTCAGGGTCTAAATCGCCTCTCATGAAATTCTTAGAGCCACACTTAGCACAAACCTTCTCTGCTTCTGCCTCTGTCTTAGGAACTTCAGGAGTTCTGCTTGCCATCCTGTCTCGCATTCGCATGTTGTATTCCAAAGGGTCGAGTTTTAGAACATCGAACCAACTCATCTCAATCACTTCGGTTCATGTGTGTAGATGTCTCCATCCTTGTGCATGAATATCTTGCCTTCCTTCTCCATGCTAGATAGAGCCTCTTTCAATTCATCCTCGTCAGCAAACTGCTTTAGGTTCTTCATTCCCAAAGCACCACCTTCTTTCTCAATCTCCCGTAGAATTTTCGACTCAAGGGAATCTTCCTTTAGAATGTCTTTCCAACTCATTTTCGATACACCTCTCCCTGATTGTATAACACATCGAAATCAAAAGAAGTGGTGTAAATCATCAGTCGCATCTCCATAGTTCCTCATCTGAGATTAACTCATACTCGGACTCTAGCATGACATCCGACACATCGGCATACGATAATACTTCTGAATATCCAAGGGTCAGCAGGAAGCCAATTAACTCAGTTAGGTCTGTCTCTTCTATCGGTCTTAGAATCGCAATCTTAGGATAATGAGACAATCGTTGGTTTCTTCTATGTACCATCTCTTTTAGAATGCCATTCTTCCTATGTTTTGGTTTCACATAGTTGTTGCCTATGAAATACCAAGTTCCCATATCAGCAAATGAGGTGTGGGCCACAACTTCGTTATCTACGAACTTTCCAATAACGAATAGTCTCTCACAGATATGCTCAGGATAACCCTTCTCCAAAGCAGTCAGGAATCCATCTCCCCACCGGGCCTGAATTTCGCTTTCTTTCAAAAAACCTGAGAACCATTCGCCCTTATCATTGGTTTTAACAGGTAGCAATATGTTTATCCCCTTCTTTTTTCAAAAAATGGGCTGGAATTTTTTTGGCACTAGCAAATTATTTTTCCTCCTTTTCTTTCCATTCCCAAGATAAGACTTTATCATTCGTCAGTTGTATAGTCTGTAAGCGTTGTTTGTCTGTATATCTTCTTATTTATTTCTTTAATTAACTCTGTAACGCCCGATTTTATTAATTTCATTTTAATGTGTAAATCCTTTGGCAGCGTACCCGAATTTTGTAAATTGTCTATCTCTTTCACAATCTCTCTTTGTAACTTACCTGCTTTTTCCAACATTTCTTTTAGGTGTTCATCATTGACCATAGCAGATAATCCGATAACCCCTCAGTAAATGAATATTAACTTTGAAGATTAAAAAACAACAGGAAAAAAATTTTGGCATATGGTTGGATAAAAAATTGTTAGCATATGGTAGTATAACTTTGTAAAGCGTAGCGATGCTACCTCAATAACTGAGGAGTCAGGACAGTGACAGTTGTTGCATACTAGTTGCATTCATATCCGATTCATTGCGTAGAGTATATTCCGGCTTCATCTACGACTTATGACGCTGTGCGAAGTAGTTATGTCGAACTAACTGTTTGTCCATCATCCCCAATTGTTCCCTTAAGGGGTGGAGTGTGAATGAGCAGTTTTAATTCCTGCTCAGGAACTTCTACGTTCACTCTTCTTCTGAAGAGGCTTTGTCTCTTGCTTCTCTCAGCATCTCAATGACTGAGGGCTTACATTCTGATGAGTGTTTAGCAACAACATCGAAGTTGCAAGAGATGATTGGTTCTTCTTCTGATGATTTATCGAATGTCTCCGAGTAGAATACACTCTCAAAGACAGATTGTATCTTCCCCATCAGTGGTGTGGGTAAGTCAACCAAATGCTGTTCAATAACATCAGCCTTCTGAACTCTCTCAGTTGTCCATTCAGCAGTAAATGTCAACTTACAAGTGTATGAGTATGCTGTAAAATCAACGAATAGTTTGACGTTTGCCTCTCCTACATCATTCTCAGAAACGATGTGGAACTTCTGAGAGTAAGAACCAAGATGATATGGAGCATCCAAGTAAAGGATTGTGCTTCCACGCCATTGTGGGTCAACAACTACTTCTGAGACTATCTCACTGACATCAGGCTCTTCATTAACTTCAATGCCTTGTGCTACTAGTTGGTTTATGACTGCTTGAGCATCGCTTCGATAGTTGAAGACCAATTCACCGTTATACATCACAACAGTATATTTGCTGTCAGTTTTTTCAACAGTCTCAGATTCATAGGATGGTATCTCAATATCCCAATTGTCCAAGTTGATTATGTTGTGCTTGAACAACTCAAGGTTAAGGAGTTCCTTCTCACTGCTGTTAAACCCGAATGGGTAAGATATCTCCACTGTTCTCTTGTGCCTCTGACTCATTCAATCAACTCCTGTATGTTTGAGAGTCCTGCTCTCAACTCTGCTATCGCTAGGGATAAGTCATCACCACGAACCTTGAGGCTCTTGATGATAAGAACATGGTCAGAGCCTGATT